ATGTCAAATACTTCACCTTGCCATGGATAATTCCATTGTATCATATAATCGATAAGATTGACACCAACTTCATCAGGAGTTACTGCATCAAATTTATCAATTCTAATATTATTTTCTAATGTTTTTGATGAATGAATACATATTTCAGCACCTTTTTCTGAAATTTCATTATCTTTTATTCGTATAACTCTTGCTTCAATATCCATGTGACATATTCAAATTTGGTGACTTAAAGGTAAAATATTCTGGAACTATGTATTCTAATTGTACATTATAACTATTAATAAAGAAATCACTTTGTTCCCATCCATATGTTCTAAGAGTATCAAGTAATCTTTGAGCACCTTGAGGTGTAATAGCATAAGCACCAGTTCCTGGCATCATAGCTGCACCTTTCCATTGATTATTATGTCTGTATATAAGAGGAGTATCTCCATATTGTAAACAACCAAATCCGAGCCATGGTTTATTTTGTACATGGTCGAATACCGGTTGTTTGAAGGCAGATTCAGCATTTAAAATAAGAATTTCTTTGAATGCTGTTTGATTCCATTTACGAATATTTCCTACGTCTTGTTCTAAAAATGCTACAGGCTCATTTAGTTCTATACATTTTTCCCAAACACGAACATGATTTGTAAAGCATGCTTTTTTAGCATTATACGTTTTAGTATTTTGTCTTTTAAAATCTTGAATACGAGCACCTTCAGCATCAGGATATTCTTCATATTCAGATAAAGTCTCAGGTGTAACACCTTCTAAAAGTTCAGCATCAAATCCAGACTGATAACAACTTGCTCTACATTTTTCTGCTTGCTTTTCTGATTCTTTATGACCTTTTACATATATTACAAATGATTTCATACTTTAATCTCATATTGATTATTATAAAAATTATTTAAATCAACTTTATATTCTTCTACAAATCGATCAACCCCTTTAACAACGCCTTTTTTATTTCCGTAATCATCACCAAAAATGATACCGCCGCCATGAGAAGTAAGATGCTTATATGTATTTACAAGGTCTTCATAAACCCCGTCTTCATCATGTGCAGCATCAACATAAAACCAATCAACCTTTTCATCAAACATACGAAAAAAACGTTTTGTATCCATTCTCCAAATTTGAACGTTTAATTTTTGTTGAAATCTTTGACAAACACTTTCATATATTTGATCGTAATAATTCATAAATTCTTTTGGTGTATTTCCACCAGTAATACCAGAATAACGTTTTAAATAATCTTCATATGATTCTAAATGTTTATAAGGTTCAACACTCCACGAATCAACTAAATGAAGCTTTCGAGTTTTTTGAGACATTAGCTCAGAGCTATCACCTTTCCATACACCAAGTTCTACTCCTACAGAATAATTTGGCATCCGTTTAATTGTTTCATGAATATTTCTATTCGTACCTATCATCATTGGACAAGTTCCATCAATCTTTCCACATCTTCACCTCTTTTTGGTAATTTATCTTTCAAAAAGAAATGGACGAAATGTGCTTGTTTAATACTATTCATATCTATACCAGTGAAAAGACCATTCCATTTCCAATCAAGATCTTTGATTCTCATTCTTTCTTCTTTAATCCATACATTTAATAATGTCTGATCTGTAGACCATTTCCATGCACCCATGCCATCAACGAATGGTTTAAATTGTGGACGTCTTAAAAATTGATGAGGTGTTTCTCCATTTAAATATTTAGAGAATCGTTTATTCAAAACCATCATTCCCATATTATAAAAATCTGCACCAGCTTTATGTTTAAAATCAAAAAGCTTATTGATTGGACTCATACCATATTGCATACGACTATAGTTCGCAATCTTACGATCGTATTGTGGAGTAATAGGCATTTGTCTTTCCATAACAAATCCAGCATCATACTCATCAGTTAAGTCTTCAAAAATATTTGGTGCATCTGGACGAATCCAAATATCTGCATCAATAATTGCGATCTGATCATATTTTGGGAAATAAGTAAAAGCATTTTCTTTTTCAAAGATGGGTAGATAACCACCATGCTTTTCATATGATTCTTTACTGCGATTTGTAGAGAATACATCTGGTTTAATTCTTAAAATAGGATGACGTTGGACCTCATGATCGATACCGTATTTTTTACAATATTCTGTCACTGATTGTGTACAATGATCGTAAAGACGTGAACGAGATCCAACGTATACTTGATAAATCAACCGTTTCATAACAAAACCTTTTTAAATTAGCGGCCTCCGCCACCTTTGTTCATCCATGCTGACATGCCCATGAATGCACCAACAACACCCGCTTGGGCAATATAAAAGAGTCCAAGTAAATCAGCAAGTGCTGCTACTCGAGATTCTTTTACTAATGGTGTAAATAACAATAGTGTAAACACCACCATTGAAGCAATAGCTGACCATGCCATATATCTTTGTTGTAGCTGTTTTCTATCAGCCCTCTCTATTTCAGAGAGATCTTTCAATCTTGCCATTTCTTCATCACTTAACTCATGACTTCTTTCTATGTCCTCTTTGTCCACCATAATAGTACTCCTTAATGATGGTAGCAATTTCTTTAGCTTCACCATAACCATTACGAAGACGATTTGATTTGTGGCCATTTTTTAAGAACCACATAATACTATCTATATCAGATTCCCGCGATGGTAGCGAGAACCGATCTACTAGCATTTCGTATTTATACCTTAAAGCGAGAACTTCGAATAAAGTCAAGTGCTTCCTCCATTTTAGGGAATAGATAATCTTCAAGATCGTCTTCATTAGCTTGATATCGAATACCGATACCACCAGCTTGATTCCAACGAGCGATGTTTGTAGGTTTATCGTCAATCAAAATATTAGGACTACCATCATAAGTATTTGTGGCATAACGTTCTTTTTGACCTGTAAAAATACAATTACGAACTTCGGGCATCCAAAGATGAGATTCTAACCAACGACGTTTCCAATAAGAAGAGTTTGCAAAATCTCCACGTAAAGGAGAAGAACAGATTCCGTATCCTAAACTGCCAACTTCATCATGAACTTTTTCGATAAGTTTACCAGCAGTAACAAAAGGCAAAAGATCATAGAAAAAGCTTGTATTACGAAGATTCGTAATTGATTCTTCTATATCTAATTCTTTCCAATGCTGAACATTGTAATAATCTTCAAGACCGCCAAAGAAATCGGCGATCACTCCATCCATATCTAAGTAGATAATGCTCATGTATTCTCCTTTTTAATTATAGTATATTCTACCATATATTGGAGGCAATGTACATGTTTTTTTCTGATTTTAGATGAAAAAATACAGGGTTTACAAAATACCCAAATGTGGTATAATTAACTGTAGTTAGGGGAGAGGAGAGGTAACCTCTAAAATAATTTGTATAATTTCCCGACCCGTTTTTGATTTTTTAATTTTTTGTCTAACTTTTTTATCTTTAGTATAGTCTCTTACGAATAGAAGAGCGTCCAATTTTATTTTAAATAAGTCTGGTTGCTCAATGTCATCATTAAACATTTTTGCAAAAAAATTCAAAAATGGATTTTCTGTTTTTTTCTCGTATCCTTCTGCTTCAGCAAATCTTTTTGCAATCGATTTATTTCGAATAGTCGCGGTTTCTAATCTTTCGGTTGTATTTAAATGTATATCTGTTAATGAAACATATTCTAAAAGTTTATTAAATTTTCTAGTCCCTACTAATATATTTTCAACACGAGTACCGTCTTCGCTATTAATATAAACTGATACTTGTGTTTTTGTATCATTCGTAAAATACGCATTTATAATTATTTCGTGTTCATCAATCATTACCATTTTCCAGACAATTTAAATTCATATTGAAACGATTTATCAATTTTATTAAGAAATGCATCTTCATTTGTCTTAAGATCATATGTATTATGAATAGTATAATTACCATCTCGATCAATATCAAAATTAATTAAAGATTTATAATTATAAAATTTACCTTTATCAAACATATATTCAAATTCAGTTATATCTAAATCTGTAGTATCATATTTTAACTTAATTTTATATCCACCTCTAGCTCTCCATATCATTCTCAATAATACAAAGACTTCATTCATGGCTGAATTTGCAAAATTTCCTAAATCAGATTTAATAATGTTATAATCAAAATCGTATTCGTATTCTAATTCATTATTAAATTTAGATTCGTCTTGAAACTCAATGCTAAAGTGTTTTAAAACATTTCCATTTTCATGTGAATTTAAAATTCTTTTATTTTTATTATCACCGTGTATAACAAATGGCTTTTCAAATTCGTTACAAATTTTAATCCAAATATGCATATGTTTGACTCTTAAATACCGATGAAATCTAGTATTTTTAAGATCTTTAGTGTACCAAGCTCCAAACCATGGGTTATCTCTTTCATTTAGATTAAATTTTTCTCTATCGTCGTACGCAGTACCTGGAATATCCCACAATCCAGTGCCAGGTGCAATTGAATGAATTCTTCTTCTATGATTCCACAATAAATTAAGGCTATGAGCAAATGCTTCATGATCTTCTTCTGGTGCTCCAATAATCCATAACGCTACAGTATTAACATTATGTTTTTCTCCAGAAATAATATTTGCATTAATATCTTCGATAGTATTTTTCTTATTAATAGCATCTAATACTTTTTGACTACCCGATTCGAATCCATAATTAAAACTTCTTCCACCAGCTTTATAAATCAATTTATAAAATTCATCATCCATTCTTTTATCAGCACGAAGATATCCAACCCAACTAATAATACCATCTGGATCTTTTTCTATTTTATATTCTAAGAATCTTTTGAATTCTCTAATATTTCCATTCATTAAGCTATCGGCAAAAAATACAAATGTTGTACCATGTTGTTCATATTGATACATCATTTCATCTACAACTTTTACACCGTCACGATCTCTAAATTTCCAATACCATACTTCTTGGCAATATGTACAACGCGCTACACAACCTCTGGTTAATTCTGTACAAACAGAATTTGAAAGTTTGTACATTTCTAATGGAAAATCACTATAATCTGGAAAAGGAAAACTGTCTAAGTCAGCTCTTTTTTTTCCATATAAACCACCAATAACTTTGCTTTTTGGTTTAATACCCATTTCCCAATCGTCTAAAAAGTCAAATAGATTTTGTTCTGATTCTCCAATAAATGAATAATCAACCCAAGGGCGTACTGCACTTCCATCCTCGCGTGATTGCCATTTCTCATCCATACATTCTGGGCCACCATATAATATGGTAACATCAGGCCGATTTTCTTTTATTTTTTGCGCAACATAATCTGTAGAATGGATATTTGTGTGATAAACAGTAAATCCAATTATATCAGTTTCAATAGATAATAATTCTTCAACATATTCATCTAAAAAATCTTGATATGATGGTAATATTTTTTCTTCAAATCTATCAACAGAATCCCACCACCAATAACTACTTGGTTCCCATGCATCTTTCATTGCGGGATCTTCAAATCTTAAATACTGATATGAATCAATATTAAAATCAAATCCGTATGTTTTATATCCAGCCGTTCTAGTAATTGCAATAAGTCTTGCTAAATTATATGGAGGCATTAATGGAGCCCACATACCCATGATAACAAAGGCAATACTTGTTTTACGAGTACCATGTTGAATTTTTATTGATTCAACACCTTGCCGTTTTTTTCTTATATCTTTAGATATTTCTACTGGAGCTGTAGATAGCAATAAGCTATCGTTATTTGTTTTATCTAAACTCATGACTAAATCAAATTGTGTAAATTCTTATCGTTTTCTAATAAAGCTATACACTTATCTATAGCTTTTTGGGCGTCTTGTAAATACTCTGGCCATTCACCAAAAACTTCATGCGGCTTTGGTACATCATTAGTCCAATAATGTCTTATTTTATTAATAATACTTTGTATTTTTTCTTTACCTAATAATTCATGACTTAAGTCTTCTGTGTGTTCACGTGATCTTCTATGGTATTGATTAATAAAACACTTAAATTCGTTATCAATTGCGAACTTAAAAAATTGATCTATATTTTCAGCATTAATATTTAATAATACTGCATTAATTGTAATATTATCAGATCCAATTTGTTCTTTAAATTTTTTTACATTACTAAAAGTTTGTTTATGAGTTCCACCTACTCTAATAATTGGATACTCTTCTGGCATTACTGTGTCTAAAGAAATACTTAACTTAAGATTATTTTCTTTACAAATTTTTTCTACTTTTTTATTATATACACTTCCATTAGTACAAACTTGAACTTCGATATTTGGGTTAAGATTTGATATAATTTCACAAATACTATAAAAGGCTTTATGAGCAAAAGGTTCACCACCAACAAATCTAAATTCTTTTAAATGTGGAACAAATTCTTCAAGTTCTTTTAGTATTTGATTCATATTGTCATCGTCGTCAAATACATTTTCTGGCCAAGGTCCTAAATGTTTATCTCTACCAAGCATATGTTTAGAAGACAAATAACCGAAACACATTGGACACGCCATATTGCAAAGATTTGAAATCTCCCATTCAACAATTTTTGGCCAAGAATCTGGATCCATTGCATGCTCTAGTCTTTCATCACCAACATTCCAATCATACTCATTAACAGGCGGTTGAATATCGTTTGCAATTCTGTTACCACATGTTGGATTACAACCACGATGCATAGTTTGCTTTTCGAACATAGATTCTTGTACACTAGCATTTAGCGATTCTTCACCGAACCAATAATCTTTTAAACTAAACTTTCCACTGACCCATTTTTCATTATGACCAAAAAAACAACATGGTTGAAGACCACCATCTCTACGAATTCGTAAATGATTAAATGGTGCATAGCAACTTATAATTTTATCTTTAAAAGGAATTGCTCTTGAGTCTTGAAATTTAACCCAACTTTGTAAATCTATTTTATTCGACATATAATTTAGGTTCTAATAATGTTATTGTTTTGTTGACTGCTTCAATAAATGAATCACTTAATTGTAAATGATGCTTTTTTCGAATCCATTTATTTTGTAATATATCTATAACTTCTCTTCGTTGATATATGTCAACATTAGAAACATTCCAATCAATTGTATGTTCTCTACCGTGTCTATCGTAACCGTTAATAAATGGTTCAAAGTTATTATCAAACGCATATTGAAAAAACGTATCAATATTTAAACAATTAATAGACATTAAAGTTGAGTTGATTTTAATATTATCTGATCCTAATACATTTTTAAATTTTTGAATATTGCCTAAAGTTTCAGAATGAACACCACCAATTCGTATTTTATCGTATTCATCTTTTATTACAGTATCTAAAGACATAGATAATTTCATATTCAAAAGTTTAGCAAACTTATCTACCTTTGTGTTATAAATGCTTCCATTTGTTGTAATATCAATGATCATGTCGGGGTTTAATTTTGTCACAAGCTCAGCTATTCTATAAAAACCTTTATGCGCAAAAGGTTCTCCACCAGTAAATCGAATAGTATGTAAATAAGGAATAAACTCTTCTAATTCAATTAATAATTGTTCTAAATTTTCATCATCATCAAAAGTATTTTGATCGTATTTTTTTAAATCTTTATCCCGACCTAGCATATGTTTTGAACTTAATTCGCCCATACACATTACACATGCCATATTACATAGATTTGAAATTTCAAATTCAAATACTTTTGGCCAAGAATCTGGATCCATTGCATGCTCTAGTCTTTCATCACCAACATTCCAATCATAATCGTATATCGGTGGAGGCAATAATTTATTAATCCTACTACCACAAGATTTTACACAACCTTTACTTAAGCCGCCTTCAAGAAAATCATCTTGATATTCTTCATTCACTCCACCAAACCAATAATCTTTTAAACTGGTTTTTCCTTTTTCCCATTTTTGATGAGAAGTTGAAAAACAGCACGGCATCATCATACCATTTCTTTTAATGCGCATATGATTAAAAGCGGCATAACAAGTTATGGTCTTATGATGCCGTGGAATATTTCGTTTTTGCTGAAAAAAATCTTTTGCGAATTTTTCAATTTCAATCAAATTTATAATCCTTTAGATAAGGAGCCAATTCATATATATCTTCATTATTTTCTCTTGCAACTAAGCAAAAGTCAATCCATTGAACCATTCTTCTTTGAATGGTGCCTCGTCCAGATAGATCTGGTTTTACACTTAAAATATTATTTACACCACTTACAACCAGTCTATCGCTTAAATATAAAGTATCATTTGCTTTTTTATAGCTTTTTAAATAGTTAAAAAAGTTATCAAGACCTTCTTTAATATGATGTTCATGTAAATATAATGGAGAACAATATTTTGGAAATGTAACTAAATTAGCCATACTAATTCTATCAACGCCATCAACATCTTTCCAAAAATCAATCAATTCAGGTAAATGCATCCAATTATAAATTGATATTGTAGATACGATTACAACCTTTCTTCCTTCAACAGCATGATAGCGATTAATATTATTTAAAGTTCTTTTAAAATTGCCACCACGAATCCAATTATATAACTCGTGCACACCGTCGATGCTTGCTTGAATATGTACTTCTTTTAATCTGTGTAGTAATTGAATAACAGTATTTGTTACCAGTTGAAAATTTGTACAAATTTCTACTCTACATGTGGGGTTTGTATTTGCGAGTTTTTCTAGTATTTTAATATTATTTGGATCAGCAAATGGTTCACCACCTTTAATTGTAAGATGCTGTAAACCTGGAACGATTTTTAGTATCTTATCTACATCAACATCAGTCATTTTATACATTTCTGTATGAAATTTATGATTCTCATCTCTCCAATGTAATCCAGATTCAACTGCCATTTTTTCATATGGAGCCCATTTATGTGAATATTTACCTGAACAAGTTACACACATTTGATTACAAATATTGCTCGTGGTAATTTCTAAAAATCGAATGGGTCGTGAATCTTTTTCAATGTCTTCTTCATATGTTGGAAACTCAAATCTATTATAAGAATCAAATCTTGCAATTCTTCCAGCTTTATGGTGTATTACACATACATCGCACTGTGGTGGATAGTTATTATTTTTAAAATTATGACGAATCTCATCGTATACATTAGAATTGAAAAATTCTTCAACGTCATCGATATCTTTAATATGTGATACTGCTACATTGTCTCCAGCACAACATAATACAATTTCTCCTAATGGATTAATTGTTAAACCAGTTTCTGGAACTAAACATTTCATCGAGCAATTACCATATGACGATTCCATTCTCCATTACTTTGTGAATTGGCAAAATCAGGAGACCAAAACATATTATCATCATTTGGCCAACGAAAAGATTTTTCAAGATCTTTATACGTTGAATGTGGATTAATATGTGTTTTATGAGGCATATTTGTTGATTGAAGAACAACCCAACAATCTTTATCTTTTTTATTAATCATATCTTGAATAATATTATGAGGAATATGTTCTACACTAGTACAAAAAATAGCTGAAATACCTTCGTAGTCATTTTCATTTGCATTTTGTAAAGCTAATGTTTTAAATTCAATATTGTTATCTGAAAACAATTTATATCCGAGTTTAGCACATTTAGGATCCATATCAGATGATATGATATGGTAACCTTCATCAAATCTTTTTCTAAGTTGATATGCCAATAACCCATACCAACCTCCAATTATTAATATTTTACCAGTAGTTTGTTGTGTTACTTGTTCGTATAAATTGTAAAAAATATCCGCAGCCCATTGCTTATTTCGCCAATGATTTACATCTAATGAATGAATAACATCTTTAATACGAAATATATCTTTATCACCATATTCAGATTCAACGTAAATTTCTTCAATTAATTTTAATGCTTTATTTAAAATCGATACATCCAAAATCTAATTCCTCAAATGTAACCACAGGTGCTTCTTTTTCATCTTCATACTTATATGACCATGTATAATCAAATGGAAAAAATCTTAAAGAATCCTTAAAGTCTTCATGAATAATATATCTATCTATACCAGCATACTTGCGTAAAAAATAGTCACGATATCCTGAATTTTCAAAATGAATCCAAAGTTTGTGCAATTCTACATTATTAGCATCCCATGCCATTACAGAAGAATTTATTTTAACATCGTAATTTGTAAGACGAATTAGCTCATCGTCTTTAAAATGAGAATATAATAAATTTAAATATTCCCAATCAACATCTACTTCAAATGGATTTCCTCGAATTACTATATCTATATCAAAATACCACGTTTTACCAGATATTGGAAACTCTTTAGAAAACATGTAAAGTTTATTCCAAACATCTGGTAAATATAAATTTTCGGAAATAGGAATTATATTTAATCCATCAACATCTATAGATTGATCTGTAAAACAATAATAATTATATTCTGGACCATATTGTTTTACATCATTATATAATTTTTCAACTTGAGTAGAATTATATTTACTACCCCATAATACAAATAGTACATTCATTTTTTAAGAGTCTCTAGCTCATTCAATACTAATTTAATTAAAGAATTAACATCTTTTGCTTTACGAACTTTAGATTTAAAGGATTTATCAGAGTTTTTAAGTTGTGGTTTTGCTAATATTTCTAATTTAGATTTAAATAGTGTTTCTTTATCTGCGTCTTCATTAAAAATAGTATCAAAAATATTCATACCATATAACTGTTGATATTTATCGTAGTTTTGTTGCATGCGCTCTTTCATTTCGTCCATTCGTGCAACAAAATCTTTTTTCAAACCAGTATTTAAATCAATACGTTCAGTTTCTACATCTTTCTTTAATTCAGTACGTTCAATTTCTAATTCTTGAGTTGCTTTAGAATGTTCATCATAGAGATCGGCTAAACTTTCTGATGCTTGCTGTTGTTCCTTATATAATTCACCTAAAGTGCCTGATGCTTGCTGCTGTTCTTGATATAATTCACCTAAAGTGCCTGATGCTTGCTGCTGTTCTTGATATAATTCACCAAGAGTACCAGCAGCATTTTGTTGTTCTTGATATAATTCACCAAGAGTACTAGACGCATGTTGCTGTTCTTGATATAATTCGCCAAGAGTACTAGATGCATGTTGCTGTTCTTGATATAATTCGCCAAGAGTACTAGATGCATGTTGCTGTTCTTGATATAAATCATTCAAAGTACGAGCAGCTTGTTGTTGTTCTTGATATAAATCTTGTAGATTTGACATCACGTCTTTTTGCTCTTGATACAAATCTTTTAATTGACTTTTTAAATCGTCAAATTGTGCTTGTTTATCTTTTAATTGAGAAACAGCCCAAGAATATCCACCTGCAATTTTTTCAACTAATCTTACTGAAGGATCTTCAATGCTTTGAAGTTCCTTTGTTCTTTCTTTAATTTTTTGAAGAGACCATCCACTTTCAATTAAAGATTTATAAGATTCTTTACGTGGATTTTTTTGAATATTAGTTACTAAAACATCATTACCTTCTTTATGGGTAACTTTAATAGTTTTTTCAGTAATAAATTCAGCACTCAATACGTTTTCTGATGTAAACATAATAAACCTTTATAATTTAATTAAACCGTAGTATTAGGATCTAATACTAATGCAAATTGTCTTTGTACACTTACGGTTCCAATAGGAAATTCTTGAGCCCGATAGTCATTCGCATTTACGAATCTTGTTTTTCTAACACCTGTTTGTCCAGTTGCATCTACTTCACTATCATTCATAATAGATCCCATAATATCAAGACTAGTTGTAGTAGCATCTACAACTCTATATATAAGTCTTCGTGTACCTGTACCACCATCTCCTTGAGCTATAGCTTTCATAGCCTTTAAAAGATCTGCCGCAACGTCATCAATTATTTGTATATCATTTGTTCCTGGTTTCATAATAATTGGTTTCGCATTACCGCTATCTGCATAAGCTGATGGTGTGGCAGCATCTTTTCTAAACAACCAATAAGAAACATACTCATAATAATCTTGAGTAGTATCAGCTGTTCCAATAGTATTTTCTGCTGTACCATCTGTATATGCTGTTTGATTAGAAAATGTATCGCGATAAATTGGCTCTGAGTTATACACTATAGTATATCCAGTTGGTGCGGTTGGTGGAACATTAATGTTACCATCATCCTTAACACCGGATCTACCAACTACTCTATATCCAATACCTGGAACATCTTCTGCAGCAGGTGCTCCAGAAATAGAAGATAGTCCAGCAATGTAATCAAATGCAGGATAAATGAACGTATCTCTTACATCAGCAATATTCATAGCTTGTAAGTTCCCACTAGCTGTATAATATAACGGAAACCTTTTATTATCAGTATCTACAAGAGGGTTTGCATCTAAAGTTGCATCAGTAATTCGTAATCCACCCCAGAAAGTAGTTACAAGCTCGGGTTCGCCCGTAATTGATTCAGCTGGATAACTAGATACACTTGTTTTTGCTGTACCAGTGCGCCAACGCTTCTCATTAGGGTCTATATCATAGATACCACCAGGGTTCGATGGATCATTAAAACTATATGTACCACCAAAACCGGTACCATCGCTGTAGGCGAAATTTCCTGTGTAGTTTATAGAGATGCTAGGATCTGATCCATACGATTCAGCAAGGCGAATTACTATCGCATCAATTTCTGCTTGTGTCATTTGACGGATTTGCCAATCGTTATTTCCGTCTTGAAACATTCTTAAGGGTGTTCTAACTGCCATGATATTATATATCCCTCTTTTAAGATGTGCCTGTCAAGAACGTCCTTAAAACAGTTGTGCCATCCGAGGCATATATAAACGTTTTAGTCGTACATTCTAAAGATACACCTGGGAATCTCCATTTAGTTACATTCGCATCACCAAATGTAAACTCATTACTTGCTGTAGCTGAAGATTTTTGAGCGTTATAACCAATTACAGTATTATTACTACCAGTTGTACCAGCAGAACCAGCTTCTACGCCAAGATAAGTTGAAGTTTGTGCTGTACCGCCGTTAGTTCCAGGACCAGAATTATAACCAATTGCTACGTTATTACTACCTGAAGTTAAAAATCCACCAGCATTTTTACCAACACCAGTATTATTAGTTGAGGATGATACATCCCATAAAGCTCTAAATCCAATTGCAGTATGACCATCACCGGTTGTTAAATCGCCAGCACCTAGAGCTTCAGCACCAATTGCTGTAGTTTCTCTTGCATCGTTATTTGTACCAGCATCATAACCAATAATAACGTTATTTAATTGTCCATCATTATCGTTGTCTTGATCTGGAGTAGAACCAGCATGCCAACCAATAAGAACTGATCTTGCAGGAAGGTTATTATTAGTTGGGTTATACATCTCAGGATGATGACCAATAATAATAGTAGTAGAACTATCTTCGTTTGCATTTGCTGGTATTGGAGAAGCATTATGCCCAGTTCCTGCAGTCAAAATACCACTAACGGCACCAAGTGAGTCAATGCCACCAGCAATATCAATTGTACCAGATCCACCAAGAGAAATTTCTACTGAGTTAACGGTAATTGAAGAATTTGCAAGTTTACTATTTACAATTCCTGCTGATGCAGAAATGTGATTATTATCAATTGTAATTCCAGCAAGATTACCTGTTCCATCACGGCCAAGAACTCTATCACCACTGACTGAAAGACTAGCGAGATTGCCTGTTCCAGCACGGGCTAAAACAGAATTGCCACTTATCGCAATATCTGCTGGGGCCCCAGCTCCAGTTGTAGCCTTACCGATTACAGAAAAACCAGCCGAGTTTCTTAATTTCGCATCAGTAACAGCATCATCTTGAATCATAGCTGTTGCTACAGGAGCAATATCACCTTTTAATACAAGTCCTTTAAGAGTACCAGCAAGTCCAGCCTGCCATGAATCTGTATTTTCATTCCAAATTAATTGAGCATTGGTTGAATTACCACGATTTACTTCTATTCCACCATTTTCGGTTGGAGTAGCAGCAGCATTAGAATTAAGTTCAATAATATTATCATCAACTGTGAGAGTTTCAGTATTTACATATGTGGTTGTACCTTTAACACGCAAATTACCTTCAACTGTAACCGAAGAATCAGCAATAATAATAGCCGTTGTTCCAGCATCACCACCACTAATTTTTAGATCACTATCTTTATATCTTTCGAATTTACCAAATGTAGTACCTACAGTTGCACCGAATCCATCGTGTAAAGTAATATCACCAGAATTTGTACCAATTCTATTTGCATCTAATGTAAGTCCACCAATATGAGTGGAATCATGCATTGCTTGTACAGAATCTCTTAAGAGATTAATTGAAGCAACTATTGTGGCTCCTTCAATTGGATCTTGTAATGTTGCAAGACTACCAATATTTCCGTCAGAAATACCAGCCGCAGATCTTATTTGGGAAAGTTGGCTTGAAAGATCATTTAATGCACCAACAACCGAGGTTCTATCATTAATACTATCATCAAGTAATTCTATATCACCAGTATAAGTATTATTCGCAGTGTTAAATGTTCCTAAATTTGTAGGACCTGCACCGAGAGCATGTAAAAGGAAAGTTTGGTTAGAGTCTAATTCAACGACTTTAGAATCATCTGAATCTCTATCTTGCATCAGCTGATTCATGATAGCGGCAGCTGAATCTCTATCTTGATTTAGTTGAACGATGTTAGCAGCAGCTGAATCACGATCACTATTTAACTGCATAATATTAGCAGCAGCCGAATCACGATCAGAATTCAATGTCATAATATTCGTTTCGTCAGAATCTCGATCTAACATCAATTGATTCATAGAAGCAGCGGCCGAATCTCTATCTGTATTCAGCTGCATAATATTTGTTTCATCAGAATCACGATCAGCTTTTAAGGTTTCTACTGAATCTTCTAATTCGTTAATAGCACCTTTTAAAGTTTGAGCGTCAGTATTAAGAGCTAAATTGTAATCACCGATTGAGTCATATAAAGCATTTAATACTTGAACAACGTCACTATCTAAAGGAACACTAGCATCAAGATTATCTAAATCTCCGACATGAGTACCCATAGTATTAATTTTGCTAACCATATTAGCAAAGGTATCTGTCGTAAGAACTATTTGTTTTCTAGCCATGTGTTTTACCTACAATTTTTCCAATAGTGCCTTAAGCATATTTTTAATTTCACCGACATCTTGCTTAAGATTTTCTACATCTTTCTTTGTTTCTTGTTCATTCTCTAATTGCTTTAATCTTTCAGCACGTGCCTGTTTCTTCTTAGCACTATTTATATAGCTAAACACGCCTGTATTTTCATCTTTTACCAAGTCTGGTCGACCTTCAACTTTTTTAACCATATTAATCTAATAGAACTATCGCTCTCAAATCTCTCAAGGTTGGGTAATATAACATATTACTTGTATTCATTGTAATTTTAAATTGGAACTGTTCAAACTCTTGAGTAAGACCATTATTTCCACCAATTGTATATTCATAATCTCTATAAATTCCAGGATTTTCATCAGATGGAGGAGAATTGTCAGCAGCAATATAAACCCAAGATTTTTCTCTTATATTTTCATCTCTTGTGCCGACTCTATAGTAAACATCAAAGTTAGCCACATTAGGTCTATTTGCTCCAATAAGAAGTTTAATGCCAACTGCTGGTTCTTCAACTGGGAATATAGAAGTAATATGTTTTGCTAAGATAGTACCACCTGAAGGACTTGTTTCAGCAACAGGATATGCTACCATATTTTGACCGTTTGTACTATTTACAGTTAAACTTGGATTGTCAATCGCTGGGTACATTAAAGCAACGTTTGCTCTTTGCAGATCAATAAATGGCATTACATCTCTTGCATCATCAGTACTTAAATATAATCCAATTTCAAATGATTTATTATCATTAATAGATGCACCTGTAGTATGAGCAGCTTCAACCGAAGAGTTTCCGATTACTCGAGGAACATCTCTCCATCTATTTGTTTTATTTAATTTTATTTGAGCATAAGTAGCATCTCTATCATATGCACCCGATTCTGAGTTAAAAATATTTTTTTGAGCAGAAAATCCTTTGACACCAGCAAATACTTGTGTACCATTTACATTTGCAGTATCTAAGTTTGGAACAAAGTGCGTGTAAATATAGTTTTGTTCTACTTCTACACCATCGCCACCACCAGTTTCTCCAGTTAATGTAGTATTTGATGCACCTGTTCCAGCTACAATATAATAGCCTTTCCAATCTCGAGCAGCTACATTACCAGAACCTGATTTAATAGTTCTTACACCATTAATATTATCTTTATGAATACCACCAATATAATTAGTGCCACCTAAACCAACAACACCAGAAATATTTACAGTATCACCTTCTAAAAACCCATGATTTGGATGTTTTACATAAAAGGTAGTTGTTCCATCGGTTTTAATAGGATTCGAAGCAAGTATTCTATTTGGTACCGCTTTATTTTGAAGTTTAATATTCACAAGTTCATTTGCGGTTATATTTGGATGATTAACCCATGTGGCTTTCTTTACTCTAAATTTGAGATCTTGCTCTTGAACTTCTGACCAAGTAACACCGTTTTGTGAATAAAATACAGAACCAGTTACTGGATTTTTATCTACAAGTTTTTCAGTAGATCCAAGAATGTGTTGATAGATTTCTGAATAGTGTATTTTATATTTAGACGTATTTGTTTCAACTGCAAAAGCATAAAATCTAAAAGCATCGAGATAAACTGGATGAGAAAATTTAAAATTGGTAGGAGTTTGTCCTGTAGAATCTACATTAATATCTGACCAATTTTTTTCAGCTTTTGCTAAATATGTATATGGAGAAGGTCTTCCACTTTCCATAGGTCTTAGTGTAAGATAAACTGGTAAATCAGTAGTATCTGATTTTTCAGAGAAATAAATGTCGATACTTGTTACAAATATTCCTCTATCTCTATCGACATAAAAGGACTGAGCTACTCGGCTAGTATTTTGTGTGCTAATCGGTGTTTCTACCATAATATTCTCCTATTAAAATAACCAACCAAATAGAGTTTCAAAGAACCCTTTATTTTCTTTTTGCGTGCCGAATTGTGAAGATCCAGAAGATGGAGGTAACAATGAACCTGGATCATTAAATGCCGAACTAATAAAATCATCATTATCGCTTGGTGTATAGCAAACATTACTTGTAATTGGAACAGATTCATTTTTATCATTATTGTTATTAATAACTACTGGAGTTGGATCATTTCTACTTGTTGGAGCTGTAGTAGCTGTAGTATTAGTATTTGATGTATTAGCCCAGTTATTATCGTTCGATGAATTAGAACCACTACTACCAGAATTAATAATTAATGGAGCTGTATAAGTTTCATTATCACCTTCAATTTTAACATATCTTGTAGATGTATAATTTTTTTCAAATGTTTGTAATGTACCAGCTGCAGTATAATTTGTGATTGCTCGTGAAGTATAATTTTGATTACCAACACCAGTTACGTTCTTTAATTCAAACTTCAATGTTCCACAATGGAAGAAGAAAGATGGTGTAGAAGGAATAAAGAATGAACCTTCACATACCCCATTTGCATCAGTTGTTAATTGTGATTTACCATTTGGATGTTCAGTGGCTCCGATTTGAGATGTTCCATAATCAGGATCATTATTGAATTCTGTTTCCCAATCAATAGAACTAAAATCTTCTGCTCTCACCCAATTGTCTACTGACACGTTGTTGAAGAACGCATACATATTTGCATTTGGTTGAAGACCTGTAGCTCTAAATCGAACAAGCTTAGATCTCATAGTTGGAATTGATTCTGATTTTACTAAGACATCTTTATCGAAAGTTTCTGTGACATATGTATCTTCAACAACATTCCAAGATGTCGTAGTAGTTCTACCAGATACTGTTTCAATTTTATTTGTAGTATCACCTACTTGAATCTCTTCAACAGATTTACCTTTCCAGTTCCATTCCCAATCATTCCATTTAAATGAACCATCAGATAATATAGTTGAACCTAAATAATTCACTGTCTTACTGGCTGCATAAGCAGTTTCATACCATGTATCACTTGCAGGAGCTAATTCCATAGTACCAGCAAAAGAGTTTACTTGGAATGGATTTAAGAGGAAGACACCAGAAGTATAATCATTTTCCATATATACTTCTTCTTCATATACTGGAATAAGATAACCACCCTCTAATACACAGTTTAAGTTTCCAGAGTTATTATCATCAGAATCATATGATAAATCAAGAGTACGTTCTACTTTTCTTGGATATACAATACCTGATTGTAAATCTATAGCTGCTCTATGATCTAAATTTCTAAAATCAGTATAAGCGTGTGATGTGAAATTATCAACAACAAATCCACCTCTTGTTCTATCTAATCCATTTGCATCATAAACTTGGAAATTATCAGCTTTTGCTTCAAGTAAAGTAAGAGTAGTAAGTTCTTCAAGGCGAGCTAAACGTTTTTCAAGCAAACCAATTTGACTCATTGTATAACGCTTATGATCAATTCTTTTTATTCTTAAATCTTTTTCATCAAGAGTATTCGAACCTAAATATATTTCAAATAAAGCCATTTCTCCCGCTGGAGTAGTTGGAGGAGTTGGTCTATAAGCAGATACACCTTTAATATAATTTAATTGACCATTTTTATCGATAGTAAGTTTATCTGCTCTTGGAACATAATATGATACATTTAAATCTACAACGCCTGTTGGTTTTGGTAATTCGTTAATAGATCCACCACCAGATGTACCAAATTCACCAGAAGCATCCATTGTTGGTCTAAAATCTAATGCATCAGTAAGACGAATTTGTGTACCATCTTGGTATGTATGAACAGGAATATCAGCATAATCTACTTGACCGTCATAAGAAGTTTTATCAAAGAAAGTGGATCCACCAGCGTGTTGGAAATGTCTGTATCTTACTCTTACACCAGATCCACCAGTTGCACCGCCTCCGAGACCAAATTGTCTCATATCATTTGGAGCTGAATCATCAAGATAGATGAGTTTACCATTTGCATAGAAGTTATCTCTGCGACCATCATCTAAAGAGAATTGATTGAAATAGCTTTGATTGCTATCATCAGGATCTTCGATATGAGTTACTTCAATAATATCAGCTTTAGCTAAATCAATATAGTTAAGACCAGTTACACCGTCAGATTCAACATACAATACTTCATTTATTTCGGTAACAGTTTTACTTCTACCTGTAACATTTGGTTTACGAACATATGTAGTAATTCGAGTATCTTCACCAATAGTTAAACCCGTCAATCTCGCAGTTTGATTTGAGTTAAGTAATGAAATACTAAATCCAGCATTTCCAGCCGAATCTCTATTACCATAACGGTCAGTTACTGTCCATACGTTTGTATCAACAAATGTTTCCGATCCTGTTGTAGTAATATCGTTATTACCTGCGATAGCATTAATTTCATACTGACGCTGAACAGTAAGATCGGCATTTGTAATATCTGCTGCGCGAGGAATAGGCAACGGATAGATAAGATTATTACGAGATGTAGTACGAGTAAATGGACCATTATTTCTTGAATTATCATTAATATTAAAGTACTCAGTACCACTAATTCCAATAGAACCAATATCATCAATGGCAGAACCATCATTAAGTTTTAAATCAAAAACATATAAATGGAATGTACCATCACCTTGTCTTTCAATGTGACGTACATAACAAGTACCAATTTGCGCACCGCCAAAATCTGCATTTGGTTTTAAAATTTGTTGATCATATCCGGATGCTGTCTGAAGCCTCGGAGCCTGAGCTGGCATAGAATCAGCTTCGAAATAATTACCATAAGGTGTAGCTACAAGTTGATCTTCAAATGTAACAGTATCAATGGCTTTCTTTACACGAATAGTTGGTTTTGATGTATAACGAGTACTTCTAAATCCTTGAACAACAGCAATACCATCTGAAATATTTGCTAAGAGATGAGTATTTTCAGAGTCAGCTGTATATTCTAAACCAAATGGTTTTACAAGATAATCACCTGAGTTTTCAAAAATTCTTTCTGCAACATGAGCAGCTGGAATATTATAACTATTTACAATTTTAGCAGAAGATGTAATTACACCTTGATTTACGTATGCTCTAAAAATAAAGTCATCGCCCGCCGCTAAATCTGCTTTGTTTACTAATTCTAAACGAATTCTATATCGATCTGCTCCAGGCGCTGTAATATTTGGTTCAGAACCTTGGTTATCGTATAAACCTGGATCATCATCTGAAGAAACTGTTTCTTCAATTCTTTTAAAACCAATTTCAGCAGTAGGTGTATTAGTATATTTTGAAAGGATAATTTCTTGATTATCTGTAAATACAAAAAATCCTTTTGAATAATAAATGGCTCCACCTGCAACGAAACGAGAACCACGACCAATTGCAGTTGATTGCGATTCTACTTGAATATTAGTCAATGACGTAGCCGTCATAATTTCACCAGGTTCTGCACGAGGCGTGGTAGTTGTGTCAGTTTTCGTCCAGTTTTTCGTGTTAGTATATTTACCGTATAACGTAAGAGGATCAGAACCAGTTGCTTCTACAACTTTATCAACTGTAAATTGAATATTAGAAGTCTGACCAGTATATACAGCGCCAACTAAATCTTGTGGAGTTGGAATTGGAATTGCTGTAGTATTAAGTCGAATAAACTCATAACTATTATCGATTTGTGCAGTACCATCTTTAATAAGAGTATTATCTTCGTAAATATTATTACCCATTCTTTCAATTTGTTTTTGAAGAATAGTTTGAGATTGTGTTAACTCTCTTGCTTGGAGTTTTCTGCCGCTATTAAAAAGGATACGATAAAAGTTATCGCTATCAGCATAATCATCCTTATAGGTTGTGCTAAAAGTATTTTTATTGACTATTTGTACCATGCTTTATCCTATAACGTAATAATAACTTTAACATCGTCTGTGTTACCAGTAGATCTTTGAATTGCTGCTCTATTTTCTATGTAAACAACTTCACCAGTTCTATTATCTATATCGGCATTTGGATAATGACCTGTTGGAGCGAAGTTTGTAATATCTGGATTTTCTATATTATCTGCTATATTAAATGCTCTAAATCCAGTAGCTTCTGTTTGATAATAATATGCTCTATCACCAACAACATCACCAATAATTGCAGAGAATCCACTTGCTTGTGTAACAACTGGATCTGTAAGAGTTGAAAGTTGAGTAATATCTGAAGTGAGACCAGTAAAATATGGCATAATTCGTGCAGTATCTGATGTGACTAAAGTTCCAGTGTTGTTTCTTGGATCTTTTATAATACCAACTTGACGAAAATCTCTATTATTTACTGGGAAATCTGGTTCAGTATCCGCACCTTCTTCTTCACCTTCGATTTTTACGTCAAACATAAGAGAAGTTGCTCTTAAATCAAATACTGGATTTGCACCTACACCCGAATCATTACCATGAAGTACTGCTCTTGCTGTGGCATCTGTAGTAGCACCACCGCCTGAAATAACTACATTGGCATAATCATAATTTCTTCCAAATAATGCTAAACTATCTACTCCACCTGGATTAATGATAGGAGCATCAGCCATTTCAATTTTAGATACAGCACCTCCGCTAACAAATGCTGTAGCAGCTGCAATAGGTGTATACGCATTTACTCCAGTACTATCGCCGTTACCATAAATTGTAACCGTAGGAGCTGAAGTATATCCTGCTCCACCTTCATTCGTAAGCTCAATTCCTAAAATTTGTTTTGGAATCGCAGTATCACGAATACCAGCTTGAAGTTGTTGAAGTGCGTTAAGACCAGCGTCACCAGTTCTTACATATTCAACTGGCATAAAGTTTGCTGATAAGAAAGCAGAAGCTTTAGCACCACCAATAGTATAAAGATATTTCCAAATATAACCATCAGCCGTTTCGAAATGTTGAGTAGAAGTACCGGTTGGTTGCACAGTTGAAGGGTTAATTGCGCCTGTAGCATCACGTGATTGTTTTAAACAGATATAAACCTGTTGTTCATCAGTCATAACATAAAATGGATTTTGGTTTGCAGCACCTACAGTTCCTGGAGTTTTATCTCTTGCATCGTCATATTGAGAATAATTAGTACCAGATGTCCAGTTAAAACGTGGAACAACAAAAGAAACATCAGTAACTTTCTTTGCAGCCTGCGCGCTAAGTCTAAAGTTTCTTTCATCACGAATACTATTATCTGGTGTACCAGTAGGAACAGTATCATCAGCATTCCAATCTTCACCACGACCAATAGCAACATAATACGTTGCTAGTGAACCTTTAATATCATCATAAATTACTTGTAAAAAGTCTCTTTTAAGTTTATCAGTTACGACTGCAGGCATTTTCTATTTCCTATTATTATGGTGTAATTGTACAACCGTTATTACCAATTATATACCATTTACCATCTGCTCCTCCGCCGTCATTATCCCAAATAGCTTGGAATCCAGCATTTTGTGGCAATGATACACTTGATACTGCGGCACCAGTTGTGATAGTTAATGTTACGGTTGCTGCACCTTTATTAACAAAAATTCTCATTTCCCCTGTATGATGACCATCGGCCAATGTTTGGTTATTTGGTATACTTGCTTTTTCAAAAATGACAAAACCAGATTGGGCATCGATAGTTTGAGCAGAGACTGTAATCTCGCCATCGCTCTTTAACATCATCTTATCAATAGCAACACAACCATTACCTTGACCTTCAAGATCTAAGTTCGCGTTCGTATTTGAACTATGAACATGAATTGCTGGATTATTTGCATTTGAAATTGCGATATAACTTGCTGTACCAGCCCTATCAAGTTCAAGAATTGGATTGCCAAGACTATCAGAAATTTCTTGTTGGATAATTGGTCGATACATTGTTTTATTTGATAGCGTTTGTGGTTGAGCATTAAATGTAAATGTATCACTATCAGATAAAAGAGGGAATCTTACATTTATATTAGATCCGAGTGTTGGAATTTTAATGTCATAATAATTACCACCATCAAAATCAAACAATTGTAGATTCACAACTTCGGCGCTATCGATATGTGCATGGTGTAAAGTTTTATCATCTAAGGTTTGTGCACCATTAGTGACAATCACATCACCACTAATATCAGGGAATTTAATAAGTCTATCAGCAGTTGGATCAGTTACTCGTATTTCAGTTTCGAATGCATCAGGTGTAGGTCCTTCAAAAGTAATTGAAGAATCGCCAATTGTAACGCCATTTGATAGAGCTGTACCACTACCAAAAGTAGAATAAATCTCATCAAAGTTAGCATTGATCTTTTGACCAGCAGATCTCAGTGTATCGCCAGTTCCGTCGTTCGCTGTTGATCCTAAACTAATAGCTTGTTTTGACATATTAAAACCTATAAAATTTAATTCTATTTATATCGATTTAATCGATTAATTTAACATTATGCTGAAGAATCTCTATGATGGAACCAAGGATCATATCTTGTAAACATATTATTATCCATTGTTTCAATTGTATTTGAGAAGTCCATGACTGGATCAGCAATAGAATCTTCATCAAATGTATGAGAATTGCTACCAGCAAAATCTCCTACTTCATAGAATCTACTTAATTCTTCTACTGTATAATTCTGATAATCTGCAATGGTATTATATAGCATATCAAGATGTGAATCTTCATAGTTAATATTACCATCGCGTTTCCAATCAGAAGTTTTAATTGTTCCACCGTTTTCACTAAAGTAGAATTCATTATTAGTATTTTGAGAAACAATCTCTGTGTATCTTGATTGATGAAAGATTGGTTCATACGCTTGACTTACATAAGAAACAATAGCAGAATCTTCGAGTGGGAAACTTACTCCAATTGGCATAGTCGCTTGAGAAGTAAATGACGTTTCACCTTCAAAATACCAACCTGCTGGATGCATAAACTTTTTATATAAAGTTTCATATTGGTTACGAGAAAGACCAAGTTTTAGAAGTAATGAATAGTTTTGATAAAGCTTATAATCTTGAATATAATGTTCATAGTCAGGACCAATTTCATCTTCACCAACTATAAAAATATCTTTCTTCGGATATATAACTTCGACTCCAGTTTGAAAGAACGTTTGAAAGAATTCTTCAATCCCTTTTGGTGTACCTTTTTCTCGATACAAATAGGCAAGTCTTTGAAGAGCAAATCTTGAGTTTGTAAACTTTTCGTTATTTTCAAGACGACTTGCAAGTTCATAAGTAAGCTGTGCTAAGAATTCTTCTGGTATTTCTTCAGTATCTCTTAAAGATAATATTTCATGAATCTTATTATCGAATGCATGATCACCAGCATCTGAATCCATAAAATCGTAATATGCATCAAGAAAATTTAAAAGCTTCGGATAATTCTCACATATATGAGAAGGCAATACTTCTTTTACACGTGATTCGTGAAAAATATCCGGTCTTCTATTTTTCTGATCGTTACGATGTCCCATTATAGACTCACACTAGTTTCTTGATAATCGATAGTCGCTGTAGCAGTAGCTGCTGCTTCATCAAAAGTAAGAATATAATTTCTTAGAGGTTTTACAACTGATTGATTTGCAGGGACTACAGAAATTTTAAGATCTGATCCACCATCGATCGAAGAAGGAGTAAAGCCAACTATATTTACTTTACCAGTTCCTTCTTCATAGCTTCCAGCATTATCAATAATTATATCACCAGTAGTAGATACAATTTCTAATTTATTAGTATTAAGTTTATTTCGTAAAGTACATGTTATAGCACCAATACTAAATCTTCCAGAAGTTATTCTATATTCTTGATCATCTGGACCTGCAATGGCCATTGGAAAGTTTAACGTATAAGCAAGGGTTTTATTTAAGATTGGAGTAATTCTTTGCTGAACTTTTACATTAATTGATGAGTTCAATATCGCAACATCAATATCATCGATTTCTGCCAAAAGATTAGATCTTCTAAATACAGAACCAAATTTCGATAAGTTTTCTTCAAAAAATTCTGACATCTTATCGACAACAGCATTTTGAGTTGCTCTTGGGGTTGCAGTAGTAAGATCTGGATCAAAGTTAAAGTTACATGAAAGTTCAAGGAATGTTTGTTCTACTTCAGCAAATCTTGTTTCAATTGACATAATTGCAAGATTGTCTGTTAATTGACTTACGATAGCATCTTTCGTTGCCTGTTGTGATTCTATTGAAATACCAGTTTTAAATTTTAAACCAATATAAACAACACCATATACAGGAGGAACGTTATCTGCACCACCCCATGAAATCACATCGTCAAGAACATTTCCGTATTTTGCTTTTACCTGTGCAAGATAATCTTCTGCAGTTACAAGTCTTTGTTGAGATGCAAATGCAACAGGTGCATTTAATCTAATAGAATCTATAGTTTCTTTTTCATCACCACCAGCAGATTCTGATATTGTAGTAATACCAAGAGTATAGTTACCAAAACCAGGAACTGAAACTGTAGATTCTGGTGTAAACAATGTGCCACCGTTTCCTTCAGGTCCTTTCGTTGAAAGGTACGTAATTACGATTTTATTGCCAGCTTCTGGACGTTTACCCGTTGCAAGTCCATCACCAAAAATAAGTTCGTAATACCCATTCGGAACTTCTTTAATTTGATACAAAGTAGAATCTGATGTAATTCTTGGGGCATCTAAGATATCAGTATAAGTTATTGCATCAGCTTCAGGACTTGTTGCAGTTGGATATACTTTTACTTCAAGAGTATTTGTATCTACCGTAGTATCAGGAATAACAAATACTTGTTGTTCATCAACTTCACCAACATAGAAAGTTTTTGTTTTTTCTTTACCTTCGTATATCGGCAAGTTTAAACTACCATCGGTAAGTTTAAATTGATATAACCCATTTGAATTTGGTGTAGCACTATATTTTTCAATTGTTCTAAACGTATAAGATGTACCTTCAATTTCTGTAGAAAAAGAAGTTCCTTTTGGCAATTGAACAAGCGCTGGTCTACTGACTTCTGGAATATTAATATAAAGATTTACAGTGGCTGAAGATGCTGAACGAGATCTTGGAGCATAACCAACAGCAGCAGCAAGTGAAACAACCGAAGATCTTAATTGCGCAGTATTTAAAAATGATTCGTTAATACCAAAGTTTGCAATCAACCCATTGACATGTGTATTATATGCCAACACATCCATAATATTATTTAATGCAGCACCTTCAAAATTATAATCAGTAAATTCATCTTTATCTTGAATATAACTTTTTAATGCATTTTTAATATTTTCAAAATCTAGTTGAGTTGTTTTAATAGTAGTTGTCATCTCAGCCTCGTAATATCTATTTCTTCGTCAACTACAATATCTGTATTGACAACTTTAAATGTTACCACACATTTTGCGCTATTTTGTTCGCCATTTACATCTATTGATACTGCTTGCACGTCAGCTCGTGGTTCATATTGTGCTAGTGTTTCTTTTATTTCATCTTCAATAATATCTTCGTCAAACTCTGCATCAAGTTCAAAAAGTAAATATCCTAAATCACTTCCAAATAAAGGCGCAAAAGGTTTTTCTCCTCGACCAGTGGTAAGGATATTTCTTACAGATTGTTTTACAGCAGCTGCGTCAGTAACTTTTAAAACGTCAGTACGTGTATCATTAGTAGATTCTCTATTGAGAAAACCTAGATTTACATCTTTATATTTTTCTTTTCTTGTTACACGTATCGACTGTGTTAAGTCGCCGTCTTCAACTGCATAAACTCGTGCCATTCAAGCCTCTGTGAAAGTTATTACTGCTATTTATATCAGTTTTTACCTGCTATGTCGTATAACAAGCTTTCTTCTCGTTCTTCATATAAGACTTCTATTAGTTCACCTGTAGATTGACTAAAACCATTCCACTTTGTTTCTACTTGATTTTCACCGTTATATTTTACTGACCAATTACCTGATATTTCTGGCATCACAAGAGTTACTTGTGCATCAATAAGACCAGATGGATCGAAGTTATCATAACTTAATATTGTTTTTTGTGGTCGAATTCCACCAATCTTAGTTGTAGACCAAAAGAGTGCAAGATCAAATGATTTTTCAATATCAACAATACCGTCTTCACCGCGTATTTCATAAACTACAGCTTGTCCTTTATTTCGTAAGAATAATATACTATCAGGATCATATTTCTTCGTAGGATCTGGAAGCCTATAATATCCTTCAGATACACGTATTCTATGGAAATCAAACTCACGATTTCGAGATGCTGCAAAAAGTGCCATCGCCTGCATGTGTAATTGTTTTGCAAGTTTCATCTTATCTTCAGCAGTTTGATTTACTGTGATATGATTTATAGTAGCCGCAGTTCCTGTGCCTCCAAGAAATCTTGCAACAGGAATTCCTGGAGCCAATAATGTTTTAGCCGTAATCTCTTTTTGAAACTCAGGATTGTATTGAGCGTTTGGAATAAAAGTACTCATGCTTTATACCTCTTAGCTCCTCCTACAGAAGATTGACCAACTGGTGTAGAACCTCTCTTTTTCACTTCAGATGGATTTACAGATCGTCCAACTGCTGGAGGAGTTGGATTACTTACGTTAGGACTTACTGTACCAGTAGCAACTGTGGCACCCACGAACTTGGGATTGTTAGCGTTATCTGGATCTTTTAATAACGCTCGCGCTTCTGTAAGAGTTGGATCTCTATCAGTCACACCATCATACAATTCTGTTTTATCGACACCTTTACGTAAATGACCACCAGGATCAATC